AGAATCTTGTTTTTGATTTCTAACTGGCGCTTCTCTCTTTGGATTCTGCGAAGGAATGCGTAGTGAATAATCTGAGTAAAGTAAGCAAAGGGATTCTGGGATTTGTTTGGATCAAAATTGTGAATGTAGTGAACACAATTTTCAATTCCATCAGAAATCATTTCTTCCTTGAACATATAGTTCACGAAATTAGGCTTAAAAGAAAGGTGATTTGCAATCTTCAAAAAACACTCCCCAACGTAGCGAGGAATAGGAGGTTTAGTATCCCACCTTTGAGCTCTGTCTTCTTTTGTTGGAATTCTTCCATACTTCTTAATGAAAGAATTTTCTACATTGCTGCGATAGTCGATAAGAGCGGTTAAAAATTCTTTGTTATTAACATAGTGCTCTGACCTTTTTCTTCTGGTCATAGTTGCCGTCGTTATCATAAATTCTTATCATTATTATGTAGAAAGTATAACACTTTCACTAATACTTGACAAGCTTACTAAAACTGTGTACAATAACCTTTGTGAGGGTTGATAGTTAATTTAGCTACTTTTATAGAGCTTCTCTAAGATCTCTTTGGCATCAGTTACAGTTGATATGTAACCCATCTTACGACTTAGTTTAACAGTACCTTTATTCTCACTGATAGAGTCTCTTACGAATGTTTGATACATTTGAATCATTTCAACGTCTGAAGATTCAGATAAAGTGAGTACATCATCCATATTTAAGACAAACATATCTTCAGTGGTTGTTTTTAACCAAGGTTCTAATTTGTATCCTGCAACACTACCTCTTAATTTAATTTCAGAGATTACAATTGGGTGAGTAACAAGCAATAGAGTTCTATCTTCTTCTTCAGAAGCTGCTACCTTTGCAAAGATTTCTTCCCCTGTCTTTAATTTTACTGTTGCGTAAAAATCATCTTCTATTCCCATCTTTTTTTAGTTGTATAGTGATTATTTCATAATTAAAATTTTCTTCATTATAAATTTTAATTCTCTCTATGAAATGGTTTAGTGTATAGTTTCTCTTGGACTTGGTTGTACAATCATCAGCGATGTCGTACAGAGTTGCTTTTACTTTGTCTTTTCCTTTTCTAAGAACTCGTCCAATGCTTTGAAGATTTCTGACTCTGGATTTGCTAGGTGAGGCGAAGATAACATTATGGAGATTTTTAATATTGATACCAGTAGAAAAGGTTCCATAAGAAGCAACAATAATTGCGCTGTTTTCCCTTTCAGTAATTTCTCGAACTAATTCTCGTTCTTCAGTATCAACTCCACCGTGTATAAAAAATACTTTACGACTGTCACCTTTATCCTTATTTATCTTTTCATAGAGTATGGCTCCATGACTCTCAACTCTATTAAAGAGAACAAGCGTATTTCCTTTTAGATCTAATGAAAGATTTTTAATGAAATTATTTCTTTGTTCGTGAGAAATGAGATATTGAATTTCATCTTCATACTTATCAAATTTCTGCGGAACGTGTTTAAGAACAAGACACTGAATATCAAGTTTTGACAAGTGTCCTTGCTTCATTAGTTCATCAGTTTTTGTGATCTTGTATGATGGACCAAACAGTCCTTCTAAGACCCACTTATGCGTCTGTGTGCCGTCTAAAGTTCCTGTGAACCCAAATCTATACTTTGCGTGGTGTAACTTTGTCATTATAGATACTAATGACTTGCTCTTAAACAAATGAGCCTCATCACCAATAATCACGTTGTAATCTTCAAAGAAAGATCTTTCCAACTTATAAACAGATTGCCACGTAGTAATGGTTACTGGAGCATCATTAGATTTTTCTCTTCCAGAGTAAATACGGTGGCAATATGAATCAGCATCCCAACCATAATCTTGAAAATCCTTATACATCTGCTCTACAAGAGATGTCGTTGGGACAACTAAAAGGATTTTTTGTCCTTTGCTCACATAATATCTCACGATTGCGTAAATCATCAGAGATTTGCCACTCGCAGTGGGGCTTATCAATAGTTTTCTATTGTGCTTTAAAGCACCATATACTCCCTCAATTTGATAACTTCGTGGAGTGTGAGAACAAATGGAACTCATATAATCTTTAACACCTTCATACGAAATACCTTCATTCTCCTCGTATGGAGTTCCGTAGAATTTATTGTCTTCAAACTGGTAACTATATCCGTATTGATCACAAAAATTGACAAGTTTATCTAAAAGTCCAACATAAATTTGTTTGGACCTCATATCATATAAATGAATTTCGCCATTCCAATGCCTGTTCCGATACTGAGGCATAAATTTGGCTCCAGGAACCTCAAATTTGAAATGATCTCTCAATTCATATTCAATATGAGGTTCTGTATTGATTTTTAAAAATACTTCGTTTGATTTTGATATAACAAGATCGGTCGTTCTCACTTAGATCCATTCACGCTGGGATTATTTATCTACCCCAGTCCAGACATAAATCTTTGATATTCGATTGCGTTTTTAATTTGATACGTTCTGTTCTGAATCATTTTTAAGATGCTTTCAATATAGACAAGCATCGTATCATAGTAATCAATTTTCAGACAAACCGTAGAAAGTTTTTCGTCGGCATCAAGATATTTTTGCATAGTATCTTTGTCACGAATTTTTTTGGGGAATGGATTCTCCACATAAACATCAGGATCTGCCTTTCCACTAAAATATTCGTATCTTTCATGACGAATATTTTTTCTTTGCTGCTCTGCCTTTTTTCTTAAAAGAAAAATGTTATTATATAAGTCGAAATATTTTGCGTGTAATGCAGGAATGTTTAACGATTCTGTGTGTAGATTATCTGGATCTATCTTTGCGTCTTTTTGCCACATTTCTTGAATAGTATCAAGATCAAAAGTCATAATTCAGTGCCAGCCAAATTAGTTATATTGTAACTAGTATACTTGAAACTAACGTCTGCTGTAAAGTACTGGATGTCCGTATCTGTTGCATCAAAGGTCATTGTTGACAATGTATATGGAAACAGATCCGTAAAGTTTACGTTGAACTTTGCAACTAAGTTATTATTAAGTATCTGTAAAGTTCCGTCAGAATAAATGTTCTGTCTGTCGTTTTTATATCTTCCTTGGAGAAGACCTTCGGCTTCCAAATCTCTGAACTCTTGTACACTTTCAGGATATCCTAAACCACGAATCCAGTTTTGAATTTCCATAAAGTTTTCAAGATTTTCATCGACCAAAAATCTCAGGGTCAAATCGCCAAACTCAATCTTATCACCTGGTGTTGGAATATCACGCAAGTAATTTGGTTGAATTGCAATACCAAGATTTAAATCTGGTATGTTGGCTTGATTACAAAAGAATGCTACCTTCGGACTCCTTTTCAGATTGAATCTAAAACCTGTTGGAGCAAGAAAGTTTCTATTCTCAATTTGTGAAGGTCTTCCGCCAGTTGCCATATCAAGAAATAATCAGATTAAACCACTCTTCGCTCATACCTTGAATAATATGATCTGCAGATTCTTTATCAATAGCATATCCTTCTTGGATTAAATGCTCAACAACCTTCTCATAATTTTTGTATGCTTCTTGTGTTTCTCTTGGGGTTGGTTTCATAGCATTACTATTTGTTATTTGTATTTAGATAAAAAAAGAGGACCCTTTCGGATCCTCTAATAAACTCTGTGAGTTTAAATCACATGAGGTTCTTAACAGCAACACGTCTGTAGTAACGGTTCTGGTTAACGTTGAGTCCACCAAGACCCTGGTTGGTTCCTTCTGCGAATGGGTTAGCAACCATACCGTAACGGGTCTTAAATCCGATTTTGGGCTGGAAGCTGTTCTCACCAACGGCACGAACCATTTGGAGAGGAACATATGGGCAGTAGAACAGACCTGCGTCATAAGGTGAAGAACCCTTATAACCGACGACATAGTACTGGTTGCCACCAGTTGCATTACCTGCGGTGAGGTTAGCAGAATATGGGTCGATGTAGACGCGATACTTACCTTGGAGAACACCAGCGAAGGTGTTACCAGTGTCATCAACGTTCAGGTTAGCGTTGAGTGCTGGGGTGTAATCCAGAACGCCAGCCATGGTCAGAGCGGAAGCAACGTCTGCAGAGCAGAGGATCATGTTGCCCTTTCCTCTACGAGTTCTTTGTGCAATCGCGTTAGCGTCGCGCTCGATTTGGAACAGGAGACCCTTGAACTTCTCAACAGACCAACGACCGTTGGAGTCGATGTCGAGGTCGAAGATACCAGCGGTAGCGGTGTTTTGAACAGCACCTTGCTCAGCAACCTTATAGATGGTTCTGATGACTTCACGGTTGATTTCAGCGAGGATCTCAGTTGACAGAATGTTTGCCAACTCAGCTTCTGCATTCAGACCGTGGATTGCCTTGAGGTCCTGAGCGAGTTCTAAGGAGTACTCAGCCTTCAGTGCTCTTGACTTAGCGGTAACAGTGACTTTCTCGATCGAGAATGCCATCTGGTTGAATGCATCCTCAGCAGTGCCGTCAAGACCTTCTGCGGAGTCGGTTCTCATACCCTGACCAACGTTGTAACCGATTGAAGAAGCGGTTCCAACAGGGTTCAGAACTGAAGGGTTAGAGCCAGTCTGGGAAGTAGTACCCATACCAGCGGTGCCATCGCTGAAACCATTCTCGTCGTCACGA